TGGGGCGTCGCCGCGACCGTCTCGGACGGCACCCCCGTCAAGTTCCTCCGCGGCGCCTTCGACGTCAACGCCAAGCCCGCCAAGCTCATCGAGAACCACGACATGACCCAGCTCCGCGGCACCGTCACCGAGCTCGTCGACGCCGAGGACGGCCTCCTCTTCACGGCCCGCTTCGCCAAGACCAAAGCCGCCGACGAGGCGATCGAACTGGTCAAGGCCGGCGCCTACGACGCCGTCTCGGTCGGCGCCCAGCCGGTGAAGTTCAAGTACGACAAGGAGGGGACGATGGTCGTCTCCGAGGCGCGGCTCCTCGAGCTCTCCCTCGTCCCCTACGGCGCGTTCGAGGAGGCGGTCATCACCGAGATCGCCGCATCCGCCGAAGAGGAAGAAATCCCCACGCCGGCAGAAGAGGTCGGCAATACTGACCCACAAGACACCCCCAAGGAGAACCCAGACATGAGCGAGCAGACCCCCGAGGTCGTCGAGGCGACGATCCCCACGACCCCGCTCCCGGCGCAGCCGAAGCGCGAGTTCAAGATGCCGAGCGCGGCCGACTACCTCGCCGCGATGCACATCGGCGGCGACACGTTCCGCAAGGTCAACGAGGCGTTCGTCGAGGCGCAGAAGGCGTCGCGCACCGTCCTCCAGGCCGCCGCAGGCGACGAGACGACCTCCAATGTGCCCGGTTTGCTTCCGGTGCCGGTGCTCGGCCCCACCTTCCAGGACATCAACTACATGAGGCCCTTCATCAGCGCCATCGGGGCCCGCGCCTATCCGGACGGCGGATCGCAGAAGACGTTCATCCGCCCGACGATCGACGTGCACACGCAGGTCGCCGAGCAGACCAACGAGCTCGGCGCCGGTGGTGCCCGGACGATGGTCATCGAGGACAACGTCGTGGCGAAGAAGACCTTCTCGGGCACCGTGACGATCTCGGCCCAAACGATCGACTTCACTTCGCCGGCCGCGATGCAGCAGATCCTCACTGACCTCATGGGCCAGTACATGATTACGGTCGACAACTTCGCGGTCGACTCGTTCGTCACCGCGTCGACCACGATCGGCCAGTGGGACGGCACCCCGGAGGATCTGATCCTCTTCCTGTACGGCGCGGCCCGCGACATCTCCAACGGGTCGAACTTCTTCCCGACGCACATCCTCATGGGTGCGGACGCCTGGGCGAAGGTCGGCTCCACGGTCGACGCGGACAAGCGTCCGCTCTTCCCGGCGATCGGCGCCCCCGGCCTCGGCGGCTACAACACGCTCGGCGCGGGCAACGTCACCAACTGGAGCACGACGAACCCGCTCGGCCTCCAGATCATCGTCGACTCGAACGTCGCCGCCAAGACCATGGTGGTCTTCCACGCGCCGGCCGCCGAGTACTACGAGCAGGTGCGCGGCCTGATGAGCGTCGAGGTGCCCTCCAAGGTCGCCCGCGAGTTCACCTACTACGGGTACGCCTCCTTCTTCCTGGCCAAGTCGACCTTCGCCCAGAAGATCACCTACGCCTAGGCGGGAGGGCCCCTAGTGGCCGTCTACCAGATCACCCACAAGTACCTCCTCGACGACTACGCCGTCGTCCAGCTCCTCACCCCCGCGGAGCTGGACGTCGGCCAGTCGATGACGATCGCCGGCGTCGACGCCACGTTCAACGGTACCTACACGATCTGGGCGCTCCCCCAGTACCTCTACACGGGCACGGACACGGAGGGCGACCTCCTCTACGACATCGACGTCCCGATCGCCAACCAAGTCCTCTACGCCCGGACGGCCGCCGACGTCGAGCGGCAAGCCACGGCCGGCACCCTCACCTACACGCCGACGTGCACCTGGGTATCCGCCGCGGACGTGACCGCCTGGTTGAACATCACCCCGGCCAGCGCCAACGACACCGCCTTCATCACGCAGGTCGCGAGCGCCGGTTCCCAGTTTTGCTGGCGCCGCAGGGCCGAGGCCGGCTACGTCGACTCCCTCACGACCGTCCCCAGCCAGGACGTGAAGCTCGGGACGATCATGTACGCCGGCGCCCTCTACCGTGCCCGCGGATCCCTCGGCGACAACTTCGCGAGCTTCGACAACATGGGCGCGGGCCCGATAATCGGCATGAGCAGCCAGGTCAAGCAGCTCCTCGGCGTCGACCGGCCCGCGATCGCCTAATGGCCGGCACCGGGCCCTACAACGACGCCCTCGCCCTCCTGGCGGCCCGTCTCGCCACGATCAGCGGCGTCCCCGTGGTGCGCGACGTCCGCAACATCTCCCCCGGATGCATCCTCGTCTCGGCACCCCAGATCGACTTCTTCAACGGGCAGGTCGCCCATATGCGCGTCCCGATCATGCTCATCTCGTCGGGCCCCGGCAACCTTGACGCCCTCGACCAGCTCCTCACGATCGTCGGCTCGGTCGCCAACCTCAACGTCGGCGCCACGTCCGCGATCCCCACGTCGGTCAACATCGGCGGCACGGACGCCCCGGCCTACGAGATGACCATCAACCTCGCCGCTGGGGCGTCGATCCCGTGACCTCGTACCTCGTCGTCTCCCCGCGGCTCGGCACCCCCGGCGCCCCATACGAGCCCGCCGCGGGCGTCAACGTCGACGCGCTCCTCGCCTCCGGGGCGATCGTCGCCGTCGAGCAGGTCGTGGGCGCCACGGCGAAAGACGCCGCCCCGACCAGTCCGTCCCGTAAAGTCACCCGCAAGACCCCCAAGGAGTAACCCCACATGGCCGGCACGACCTACCTCGCAAACCCCGCCCTCGTCGAGATCAACTCGGTCGATCTGACCGACCTGTGCAGCTCGGCGACCTACACCTACCAGAAGGAAGCGCTCGAGAACACGGCCTTCGGGCAGACCGCCCGGACGTTCGTCGCCGGCCTCGAGAACAACGAGATCACCTTCACCTTCTTCCTGGCATACGCGACGGGCGACGTCTACGCGACCCTCCAGCCCCTCGTCGGCACGACCACGACGATCAAGATCAAGCCGTCGACCGGCAACGAGTCCGCGACGAACCCGATCCAGATCCTCACCGGCGCGTACCTCGCAGCCCTCCCCGTGTTCAACGGGTCGGTCGGCGAGCTCTCCACGGTCGACGTGACCTTCCAGGGCGGCACCTGGTCGGCAGACACGACCAACCCGTAACCCCCCAACGGCTCCGGCCCGACACGGAAAGAGACATAGATGCACGTCCGCATCCAGTACAAGAAGACCGGCGACGACGCACCCATCGAGGTCGTCACGAGCCTTGCGAACATCGTCGCATGGGAGCGCCGCTTCAAGCGGAAGGCGTCCGAAATGGCGCAGGCCGCAGGCGTCGAGGATCTCGCCTACCTCGCCTGGGAGGCATCCAAGACCGCCAAGGTCGTCGTCCCCGCCGTCTTCGACGACTTCCTCAACCGGCTCGAGTCGCTGGAGATCGTCGAGGAAGTCCCCGCAAACCCTTCCCCCGCGGCACCTACGGACGAGCTCTAGCCGAGTTGCTGGTAGCCGTCCGCTGGTGGCCGCCCGATGTACCCTTCGACGTAGTCGAGCTCGCAACCGTTAGCGCGGTGCTCGAGGAACGGGCACGACAGCGAGGACGGCGATGACCATCGAGATCAACGGAGCCAAGCAGACGCTCCGGGCGCTCGGCAAGTTCGAGCCGGAAATGCGGAAGCAGTTCACCCGCGACGCCAAGAAGATCGCCAAGCCGATCGTCGACCTCGCCCGCTCCAAGTACCCCAACGAATACCTCTCGGGGATGGCGCGCACCTGGGCACCCAAGGGCCGCGTCCTCTTCCCCTACTCCCAAGCCAAGGCCCGCCGCGGCGTGCAGGCCCGCGTGAGCTCCGCCCGGAAGAAGAACTACCTCCTCGCCGTCGTCCAGAAGGATCCGGCCGCCGCGATCGTCGACATGGCCGGCAAGAAGACCCAAGGCCGGAGCGGCGCCGGATCGTCCCGCGGCCAGCGCTTCGTCTACAACCTCTTCGGCGACTTCGGAGGCCCGTCCCGCGTCATGTGGCCCGCAGCCGAGGCGCGCTCCGCGGCGATCGAGCGCGAGCTCTCCGACCTCATCGACCAGGTCTCCGTGCAGGTCGGCTCCCAGATGAGGACTTACTAATGGCAATTACCGTCAAGATCGTCTCGGACTTCAACGACAAGGGCTTCAAGAAGGCCGAGTCCTCCCTCGGGAACCTCAACAAGCTCGCCGTCGCGTCGGCCGCCGCGTTCGCCGCCGCTGGGGCCGCGATGGCAAAGGGACTCTACGAGGCCGTCCAGGCGGCCGCCGAAGACCAGAAGAGCTTCGCCCAGCTCGAGGTCACGTTGAAGAACGTCGTCGGCGCCTCCGACGCGCTCGTCCAGGCGACCGACAAGCAGATCGGCAGGATGTCGATGCAGTTCGGGATCGCGGACGACAAGCTCCGGCCGGCGTTCCAGAACCTCGTCCGGGCGACCGGTTCCGTGAGCCTCTCCCAGCAGGCGCTCACCAACGTCATGGATCTCGCCACGGCGAAGCAAATCGACATGGAAACCGCGTCGGGCGCAGTAGCCAAAGCCCTGGCGGGGAACACGACGGCGCTCGTCAAGATGCTCCCCGGCCTGAAGGGCGTCATCGACAACGGTTCCTCGGCGGCCGAGGTGCTCGCCGCGATCAACGGGCAGGTCGGCGGGGCCGCCGAAGCCAACACGAAGACCTTCGCCGGGGCGCTCGAGCGGATGAAGGTCATCTTCGGGGAGATGGTCGAGACGGTCGGCTCCTGGCTCCTCCCCGCCTTGGTGCAGCTCGCCGACATCCTCAACAACTACCTCGGGACGGCGTTCGCCTACCTGTCGGACGTGGTCGGGCCCAAGGTCACGGGCATCTTCGACACGCTCGGCAAGGTCTTCCGCGAGCAGATCCTCCCGGTACTCCAGGAATACATCATCCCGGCGTTCCTGTACTTGGCGGACATCTACTACAACAAGATCCTCCCTATCGTTCAGGCCGTCGCGAAGGTTTTCATCGAGAAGCTCGGCAAGGCGTTTGCCATGATCCGCGAGAAGCTCGACGAGAACCGGGACGGCCTCGCCGGCCTCCGCGATTTCATGGACAAGGTCGCCGTGTTCATCGAGCGGTACCTCGGCCCCGCCCTCGTCAAGCTCTCCGGCAAGTACCTCGACGGCGTCATCTGGGGCATCGGCAAGGCGATCGACGCCTTCGCCAAGTTCGTCGACATCGTCAAGCCGATCGCGGCCGCCGTGTTCGGCGCGGTCAAGTCCGTCGTCGAGTCGATCGTCAAGGTCATCAACTTCGGCATCAAGGGCATCAACCTCTTCATCAAGGCGTACAACGCCCTCCCCGGCTTCTTGAAGCCCTTCGGCGACGTCGGCCTCATCCCCGAGATCGTCCTGCCCTCCTTCGACCTCACCGACTACGCCAAGGGCGGCTTCGGCTACTTCGGCGAGAACCGCGGCGATATGCCCGGAGCGACCAGCCCAGGCGGCCTCGACGTGGGCCCTGGCGCCCCGACCCCGAAGGGCGGCGCCTCTGGCGGCAAGTCCTCGCTCCAGAAGGCAGCCGAGGCGATCCCCTTCGTGCCGACCGGCATCGACCCGTTCCTCGACAACCCGTTCGTCCGCCGCGCCGGAGGCATCGCCGAGGGCGGCATCACGATCAACGTCGAGGGCGGCCTCGCCACGTCCGCGGAGATCGGCGCCGCCGTCGTCGACGCGATCAAGCAGTACACCAACGTCTCGGGCCCCGCCGACATCCTGGTCGCCTAATGCCCACGGCAACCGTCCCCAACGGCGGCGTCTACGACCTCGAGGTCGACATCGGCTTCGCCCCCGACGCCTTCACCCTCGACTCGGCGACCCGCGGCGTCCTGGACTCCACCTATGTCCTCGACGGGACGACCTCCTACGCCAGCATCACGAACTACGTCCTCAACGTCGCGATCAACCGGGGCCGGAAGGATCCCGACGACCAATTCGGCGCCGGCACGATGAGCTTCACCCTCAACGACACGGGCGCGGACGGCGTGTTCTCCCCGTTCGACACGGCCTCCCCGTACTACGACGACATCGTCGGCTACCCCGGCCTCGCCCCCGGCCGCGAGGTGCGCTTCTCCCGGTACGACGCCTCCAACGTCCGCCACACCCTGTTCATCGGCAAGATCGTCAACTACAACTACGACTTCCAACTCGGGGGCCTCGACACCGTCTCCGTCTACTGCGCCGACCAGACCTACTGGCTCGCGTCCACGTTCCTCACCGCCCACAACCCGACGAAGGAGTTCACCGGGGCGCGGGTTGCCGCGATCCTCGACCGGGCGGAGGTCAACTATCCGACCGGCGCCGCCCGGAACATCTCCACCGGCACCGTCGAGCTCGGCGGTGGATCCTCCTACGCGATCGCCGAAGGCACCAACGTCAAGGCGTACTTCGACGAAATCACCTACTCGGCCGAG